TCGGGCGCGCTTTTGGGTGAAAGTCTCGGACTTTCCCCGTCCCCGCAGCTCGGGCAGTATTACCTCGTCCCGTTCGACAAAAAGGACAGGCAGGGCAACGTCATCGAGACAAACGCGCAGTTTGTGCTCGGTGCAAAGGGCTACAAACAGCTCGCCATGCGTTCGGGGCAGTATCTCGACATTGACGTGTTCGAGATTAAAGAGGGCGAGTATAAGGGGCGCGACAAGTTCACGGGCAAGCAAAAGTTTGAGTTTATCGAAAACGACGACGAACGCGACGCTCTGCCGACGGTGGGCTACATGGCGTACTTCGAGCTTCTCAACGGTTTTCGCAAACAGGTCTATTGGACGAAAGCGAAAATGCTCAAACACGCCGATACATACTCTCCCGCGTTCCGCGCAGATAAATACGATGACTACATCAACGGCAAAATTCCGAAGAATGAGCTCTACAAATACAGCTCGTTTTGGTACAAGAATTTTGACGAAATGGCGTTCAAGACGTTGCTCCGTCATCTGATCTCGCAATGGGGCGTCATGTCTATCGAAATGCAGGACGCTTTCGTGCGCGACAATGCGGTCATCAAGGAGAACGGCGAGCCCGAGTACGTTGAGTACGATGAGACGGCGTTCGCAGAGCCCGCGCAGGCGGCGGAAACGGGCTCTCCCGAGGAAGATCAGCCGACGCCCGAGGAACAAGGCGAGTTTGACTTCTTTGCCGATACGGACGGCGCAGAGGGCTGAAAATGGACTTTGAGATAGAGGGTGCGCCTGTCGGCAAGAGCAGACCAAAATTTTCTACGCTCAACGGGTTTGCACGGGCAGTAAAGGTTGAGGCAGATATAACCTACGAGAACATGGTGAAACTGATGTTCAAGCTGAATAAGCCTGCGGACTACGACTTGTTCGACAAGCCCGTGAGCGTGCGGATAGAGGCGTACTTTCCTGTTCCAAAGTCATTTTCCAACAAGCGGGCGGGTAAGGCACTTGCGGGCGAGATCGTGCCAACAAAGAAGCCCGACGCGGACAACATCGCAAAGATTATCTGCGACGCGCTCAATGGTGTGGCTTATATAGACGATACGCAGGTGATTAAGCTCACCGTCGTAAAAAAGTACGCAAGGGAGCCGAAAGTCAAGGTATCAATCTCCGCGTACTGATAGGGAGGTACACAATGTCAAAAGAATATTTCCCACACGATTACGGTGCGAGGTTGAGTTTAAGAGGCATACGCAAAGACTTCGGCTTGCAAGGGCTTGGCTTCTATTGGTGTTTTGTCGAGATTTTGCACGAGGAGGGCGGCTACATAATGGAGAAAGACCTCGACAACATCGCCTACGATCTGCAAGTTGAGCCCGAACTGTGCTACGCAATAACGCATAACTACGACCTGTTCACCGTGAAAAAAGGGAAAATCTGTTCGGAGCGGGTTTTGCGTAACATCAAAAAGCGCGCAGAGATTTCCGCCGCCCGACAAAAAGCGGCGAGAGACAGGTGGGACAACAGCCCGCCGCCCGAGGAACAAAAACCCGAGCCGCCGCCCGTTCCCGTTCTTCCCGACGACGAAGCAGAGGAGAGGTCGCGTGCGGCAGACGAGAACTTTGAGAGCGGCGTCGAGTTCTACACGGATCAGATAACTATGCGCTGCGATATGTGGGAGGACGAGCTCAAAGCAAAGGGCACAAGCGCATTCGATCTCTTTTCCTCGCCTCCCGCCATTCTCAAACCGAGGCTTACGAGCCTGTTTGAGCTCATCAAGGGAAAGCGTCAGCAAAAAATCAACGGGCAGACCGTCGGGACGTTGGAGGTCATGCAGGCAGTAGTTGACTTTTTTGCAAGCGACGAGAAACGGTGGGCTCTCTATAACCTGATAATCGAAGTGGACGACAAAGCCGCAAGCGGCGAAATAAAAAACAAGCAAAATTACCTCGTGTCTGCGCTGTATAACGCGGCAAAGATGAACGGGGCATAACGGAGGAAACATGAAAAACGAAAACAATGCCGCAACGGTTGCGGGCATGGTTGCAACGGAGCCGAAAAGGTACGACTGCTGCGGGGAACTGTTCTATGCGTTCGATTTGTCCGTGAGGCGAATGAGCGGCGCGGAGGACTTGATACCCGTCAATATGCCCGTCGTCCTTTGCGACGAGGTGAACGTCGGGGACGAGCTCTGCCTTGTCGGGCAGGTGCGCACCTACAACAAAATGGTGGACGGCAAAAGCAGGCTCATCGTCGTGTTTTTCGCGTTGGAAGTGGCGGAGTACAAAGGGAACGAAAACGAGGTCGAGCTCACGGGCTTTTTCTGCAAGCCTCCCGTGCACCGCACAACGCCGCTCGGACGAGACATCTGCGACGTGCTGCTCGCGGTCAATAGGGATCGGCAGCGGTCGGACTATGTTCCGCTCATTGTATGGGGCAGAACGGCGCGGTACATCGCACGTCTTGACGTCGGCGCGCGCGTCAGAATCAAAGGACGGCTGCAATCGCGCGTGTATCAGAAGCAGACCGAACAAGGCGTCGTCGAAAAGACGGCGTATGAGGTGTCGGTCAACAGGATCGAGGAGGTAACGGACGATGAATAAGGTTATCCTTATCGGCAATCTGACGCGCGATCCCGAACTCTCGGAGACGAACAGCGGAATAGCTGTGTGCCGATTCGGGCTTGCTGTAAACAGACAGTATTCCTCGTCGGACGGGGAACGTGAGACGGACTTTTTTCAAGTAACCGCATGGCGCGGCACGGGAGAGAACGTCGCAAGATACTGTAAGAAAGGGCACAAGGTCGCGGTGGTCGGAAGTATTCAAATGCGCAACTACGAGGACAGAGAGGGCGTAAAGCGCACCGCCGTTGACATTGTGGCGCAGGACGTCGAGTTTCTGACGCAGAGAGCCCGAGACGACGACGGGCAGTACGATGAGTCTGCCCCGAGGAGACGGGGCGCAAAACCGCAATTAGAGGCGTTTGACGACGACGGAGACATTCCGTTCTGACGCATAAAACAAAAACATGGAGGACAAACAGCATGAAAGAAGTAACAAGCGTTTTGGAGTTCGCAAACGCCGCCGCAATCGAGCGTATCAATTATGAGCTCGTAAAGGTCATCGAGAACATTCAAAACCCGAACACGGACGAGAAGCCGCGCAAGCTCACCGTTGAGCTCTGTCTGACGCCCGTCAACAACAGAACGACGGTGAACATCAAGACCACCGTCAAAAAGCAGCTCCGTCCCACGAACGCCGTACATTCGCAAATGGCAATGGCTCTGATAGACAACAGTTATCAGCTTGTCGAGAGCGGCTGCGGCTACATCGACGGACAAGCCGACATCTTCGGCGACGTACACGAAACACACATCGTAAAAATCAAAAAATCGGAGGAATAAAGTCATGGAAAACAACAACATCGTGAACGACATCGAGCGTATCGTCAAGGAGAACAAGGTGCAGGTCATCGAGAGCAACGGTCGCACGTTTGCGACAAAAAGCCTCGTCGAGATCGAGCCCCGCAAGAACATCGCGGCAGAGATCAGATTTTCTGACCTGTCCTCTATCGTGGAGATCGTCAAACGGGAAATGCAGCGGTTTGTCCTGCCTCTCTACATCAACATCGAGTCGGAGGCGTGCGTATCGGTCATTACCTCGCTTGACGACGAGAAAGACAGAGAAAAACCGTACAGCGCGGTCGCAGAGGGCAACAGATTCTGCTTCGGCAAGGGATATGACTATGAGCGTTTCGTGATTGCGATTCGTTCGCTGTTCATTCAGACGGAGCATACGGCAAATCTCTTGCAGCTCCTCAAAAGGGTTTCCAACATCGAGTCCGTGGAGACGTCCGACGACGGTATCACGCAGCAGGTGGTGGCAAAACAGGGAGCCATGCTCGCCTCTGACGTCAAAATCTCGCCTATCATCAAGCTCGCGCCGTTCCGTACCTTTATCGAGGTGGTACAGCCCGAATCGGAGTTCCTGTTCCGTATCAGCGACGGCAATTCGTTCGCCCTCTATGAAGCAGACGGCGGGGCATGGAAGATGAAAGCAAAACAGTACATCAGAACATTTTTCGAGACCGCTCTCGTCGAAGAGATCAAGGCGGGAAACGTCGTGATTTTGGGATAACAGAACGTCGTGCGCCGCGCGCAACAGCGCGCGGCAGCAACGGCAGAGAGGTAACGCGCATGAAAAAGCTGACTTACACGAAGAAAGAACTGATGAAAGAGGCGCGGACGTTCTCAATCTACTACGGGCGAGAGGAGCTCATGTCGGAGGGAACGCGAAAGCGGTATGAGGCATTCTGCGAAAAGTGCCGAATTTACGAGGAGGAAACAAAGAGCAGAGCGTCAAGGAGGGTGACAGCATGAAGTGCCTAATTCCGAACTCATGCGAGGACAAGCAGCTCTGCTGCGCATTCTGCAAGAAAAGGAGGTGCCCCGAACGGTGCAGAGATAACTACGAGGGTTGCAGATACTTCGACGCCGAGAAATACGAAAGAGAGGAGAAAACGGAGGACAAAGATGTTTCAGGATAATCTGTTCAGGGAACTTGTCGTGGATAATTTCGCGGGCGGCGGAGGGGCGAGCACGGGCATGGAGCTTGCGCTCGGCTATCCCGTCGATATAGCGGTCAATCACGACGCGGACGCGATCGCCATGCACAAGGTCAATCACCCTTACACACGCCACTTTCAGGAGGACGTATTCGCCATTGATCCCGTGCAGGTTACGGGCGGGCGTGCGGTCGGTATAGCGTGGTTTTCGCCCGATTGCAAGCACTTTTCCCGCGCCAAAGGCGGCAAGCCCGTCGATAAGAAAATACGCGGGCTGTCGTGGGTGGTGTTACGGTGGGCTATGTCGAGCGTTGCGCCGCGCGTCATCTTCATGGAGAACGTGCCCGAGATAAAAACATGGTGCCCGCTTATCGAGATAGACGGGCAAATGCGCCCCGATCCTGCCCGAGAGGGAGAGACGTTCAACGGCTTTGTATCAATGCTCACGGGCGGCATAGAAAAGGAACACCCTGCGTTTTCGGAGGCTTGCGAGTTCCTGAAAATAGAGCCCGACAGCGAGGAGGGCGACAGGCTCGCGGCGGGGCTCGGCTATGCGGTGGCATGGAAAGAGCTCAAAGCCTGCGACTACGACGCGCCGACGATACGCAACCGCTTTTACCTCATAGCGCGGCGGGACGGGCAGCCTATCGTGTTTCCCGAGCCTACCCACGGAAAGGGCAGGAAGCCGTACAGGACGGCGGCAGAGTGTATAGATTGGTCGCTCGCTTGCCCGTCCATATTTGGACGAAAGAAAGAACTTGCCGAAAACACGCTGCGCAGGATCGCGCGAGGGCTTGACAAGTTCGTCCTACGGAACGCGAGCCCGTACATTATGAGCAACAACACGAATAATGTGCCGCACGGCGTAAACGAGCCGCTGCCGACGCAGACCACGGGCAACAGGAATTACCTCTGCGCCCCGTCGCTTATTCAGTATCATTCCGAACAGGGAAAGGGCGAAGTCCGCGGGCAGGAGGCAAACAAACCGATTATGACAATCGACGGCTCGCCTCGTTATGCGATGAGTGCCTGCTATCTGACAAAGTATTTCAGCGGAGCAAGGCAGGCGGGCGCAAGTCTTTCAGAGCCCACTCCGACGGTTACGGCGATAGACCACAGCGCATTGGCGGCGGCAAACCTGCTGCATTACTATGGCGGCGCAGACCATGCGTCCCGCGTCGATAACCCGCTGCCTACGGTAACGACGCTGCCGAGGCACTATGTCGTTAAAACGTATCTGCAAAAAATAGACACGGCGCAGGACTTCGGGAATTGGGAGTGCGTCCGCGAGCTTCTGAACAAATACGCGGGTTATTCAATAGCCGCCGATGAGATTCTCATTATGGAGATTGACGGCGAGCGGTACTTCATCTCCGACATCGGAATGAGAATGCTCAAAGCGCGGGAGCTCATGCTTGCGCAGGGCTTCCCGCCCGATTACATCATCGACATCGAGTCTCATATCGGCAAGCGGTACAGCGAGGCAAAACAGATTGCCCGAATGGGGAACGCCGTCTGCCCGCCCGTTGCGGAGGCTCTCGTGCGGGCGAACTGTGCGGAGATCGCGTCGCAACGCGTTATCGCAACAATGGCAATGCTCAACGCCGTTATCGACGAGAGCTGCCACAGGAAAAGGCAATATAGGAGGGCGGCGCAATGACATCAAAAATAGGCAGGGTGCAATTGGAGATAAAAAGCTGCGACGAAAAGGAGGGGCATGGTGGAAATCAAGGGCATTGAAAAATTTACAGGACAACAGGGCTGCGTGTTTTCTCAAAACGAGAGTTACGATAAGGTTGTTGCAAGGTTTAGAGCAGACTTTTTACGCGACCGTGAGGAGTATGGCAAGGCTGTTGCGCGCAATGTTTTTTCGCGCCTAATTGCAAGAGCGGAAACGGGAGAAGTGCTCAATGCGGAAAAGTTGCGGAATATGGCAAAAGAATACGGTGTGTTTTTGGAGGACGAACAATGAAAGTAATCATTTACAGGGACAAAGAGACAAAGCAGATCGTGAGAGACGCAGGCGATGACTATGAACGGCTCAAAGAGCGGGGAAAGACCGACGAGGACATCGCTGCGCTTGTAGAGGAGTTCAACGGTCGTGAAAACTGCCCTCAAACGGTTGAAATCGTGGAGCTTGATGAGGTTGCGGAGTTTTACAGGACGCGGAAACTGAACGCCTACAAAGAGCAGCTCAACGACTTTGCGTTCATGGAGGACAGGCTCGACGAATTGTCGAGAATGATAGAGAGCTACATCGACGAGGCAAAGAAAGCCTACAAGGAGGATCGGAAAGATGATTAAAACCTTTATTTTCGTGGAGGACGGCAGCGTTGATCTCGATGAGCTGAAAAGCAGCGTCGGCGATGACGTGCTCGTGATCCCTTACAGGCAGGGGGCTACGCCTCCCACAATTCAGCAGCCGAGAGAGCCTGTTTCGGAACGGAACGATAAATCGTATTCCGAGACAAAGAAAGTTCTTGAAAGGATCCTCAACGGCGATTACAAAATGAGCAACAAGCTGCGTAAAGAGCTCGATGACCTATATGCAGATTACTACTGTTAAAGGAGGTGCAAGCGTGGATCAGCAGCAAGAGATTGAGAAAATGGCAGAGATAATGCAGCAGGGGGAGATTGATCGAGAGACAGGAAAAATAGATTGTTCCGAGTTTGCATTGTGCGCTGTCGTAAAAAACGGAATGCAACGCCTTGCAGGGGCAACTGCCCTTATCAACGCGGGCTACGGCAACGTGCGGGCGGCTGTCAAGGACGCTGCTGAACGTATCAAAAATGCGCTGTTTTGCGAGTTCGCCGACGAAATGACGTTCAAAATGGCAAGCAGGATAGAGAAAGTCATCAAAGAGGTATGCGATGCGGGAGAAACAGAGAGCAATTAAGTCGGAAGTGACTGGCTGGCAAATGGTAACGAATAAGAGCAATATCCGCAAGCGACAAAAGCGGGCATTGAGCAAGAAAATCCGAAAGGAAATGGAAAAGGAGGGGAAAGAATGACTGACGAGCAGATACTTAATGCGTTAAAATCCTGCGGTGATAGTATTGCAATTTGCGACGATTGCCCTTATGAGGGGCGTAATCATTGCAGCTTGCTGGCGAAGCAGGATATTATCGAACGCTTTAATGCACTTAAAGCCGAAAACGCCGCCTTGCGAAAAGGAATTGAAGGGGAGGAGGCTTTTCCTGTAAATTTTGGCGATAGAGTTTATATTATAAATTTTCATAAACCGAAAGAACAATGGAAAGTGGGGTGTGGTATCGTGAAAACGATATCCATAACGCAGACACCTGATAGGACACAGCTTGTATTCCGTGTGAAGATTAGGTATAGAAATGGAAAAGAGTACGTTTTAGGAAGGAATGCGTTTTTGAGCATAGAATCCGCCGAAGCCCGCCTCGCGGAGCTGAAAGGAGGGGATCATGAATGACGTAGTCAATCACCCGTCGCATTATACGGACGGGAAAATCGAAGTCATTGACTTCATCGAGGACAAGGGGCTGAACTTCCACCGAGGAAACGCGGTCAAGTACATCGCGCGGGCGGGAAAGAAAGACCCGAACAGAGAGATCGAGGACTTACAAAAGGCGGTGTGGTATCTCGATCGGGAAATTGAGAGGTTGAGGAGGAGGTAATAAATGAACACGAGCTATAAGTGTAACTGCTGCGCAAAGGAGAGCGTCTGTAAGTATTCGGAGGAATACAAGCACGATTGCGAGCAGATTCAGAAGAACATCGTCGGCAAGACAACAGAGGTGCGGATCGTCTGCTCGGAGTTTGCTCCTGTCGCGCCGACCGTCAGGGAGGTGGCGCGATGACGCAGGCAAAGTACATAGAGACGTTCGCAGGGTATGATTACTTCCGCGATGAGCGCGGCAACATCTATGCCAAAATCGGGGACGAGATCATGTTTTGCAGCAATCACAAGCGCGGTCAGTTGACGGAGGATAAGGCGGAGCCGTCCTATCCCGTCCACGACGTTGAAATCAGTTATTAAAAAGCCGAAAGGCAAAGGAGATATTATCATGAAAGAACTCAACAACAAGCCCGAAGTCGCCGATGTCAGCGACGAAGAAACAGCCTGCTGCTGCGACAGCAGCGAAAGCACGCCGTTCTCCCGTCTTGTGGAGGAAAAGCGCGCCCTCGATGAGAAAATCGTCAAGCTCAACGCCTTTCTCGAAGATGAAGAAAGGGCAGGAAAAATTGCAGGCTATTGGCAGCTCGGACAAATGCGAGAGCAGCTCGATGTCATGCTGCGGTATTCGGGCATTCTGAACACGAGAATTTTGACATGGAGGCATATCTAAAATGGGCGACAAGGAATTTCAGGCTCTCGTCAAAAAGGTGGTTTGCGAGTATGCGAACGCGCACCTCGACGCAACGGACGTCATTCAGATCAGTGAGGACGACGTGTACATCGTGTGGCAGGTCAAGGTTTTGCAGAACAACAAGGCTCTTGCGAGCACGACGCTCAAAGACGGTATGTACTATGAGCTCACATACGACGGCGATAAAAAGCGGTGCTATGTGGACGCCTACAAGAAGTGGGAAAACTTCTGCGTGAACGGAGCGGGTGAGAGGATATGAAAGTAAAAATTTCATTGACTTTTGCTGACGAGCATTGCGAAAACCTGCTTAATGAGTTCGGGTTGGAGACCGCGGAGGAGCTCAAAGTCGCGCTGAAAATGTGCTTTGGCGAGGCTATCAAAGACCTCGCGGAGGGAGGCGGCGATCTCAAAGTCGAGGTGGAAGAATGAGCGATGAGGTCAAGACCTGCAAGGACTGCAAATACTATATCGCCGATGGATCCTCCCGCCACGGTTTTTGCGAGCTGAAAAAGAGCCGCATTGACAAGTGGGGGCAGGAGGTGTCTATCAGGCGCATGGCGTCGGGCAAAGCCTGCAAAAAGGCAGAGCCTGCGGCAAGTCAAAGCGTGGACGACGCGCCGCTCCGCGAGCTTGAAACCTACAAGCAGGAATACCGCCTCGCGGCAGCGGCGAACAGGCAGCTTGCGGACGCGCTCGACAAGGCACGAGAGGAGAACAAAATGCTCCGCCTGCAAATCTTCGCGTTTGTCCGCAATTCCGCCGTCCTGCCCGTCGGCAGGCGGCTCAACAAGAGCGAGCAGGAGATCACCGACAAGACGTTTGAGACCATAGAGGCGGCAAAAGCTATGATCGACGTCGAGGCGGTCAAAGCAGCTATGAACTTGGCGACCAAAAGGGAAAACAGGTTCAACAACGCCGATTAAGACTATCGGCAGAATGGAGGAAACAGGCTTATGCCAAAACCGAAATTGTATTTTCAATTCGAGTTGCCGTCATCGGTCGTCGAGATCGTCAAGACGGTATGCGCCGACTACACCCGCAGAGAACGGGCGATAAAGTACGGCAATGTTACAGGCGCGGTTTTGGCGCGATATGTGGAGCTCAATGCAATCATTGACGCCGCTTTGGAGGAAATCGAGGTTGGTATCAGAATGGATATGCTGCGAGACATTCAGAACAGGCGTGGCTACGATTTTTCGCCCGCCTCCTACTGCATATCAAAGAATACATACTACAAGCGAAAAAAGAAACTTATCTACGACATCGCAAAAAATCTTGCGCTCGTATAGTTTATATATATACTCTGTATATAATATTCCTGTAAAGCAGAAATGTAAGTAGTTATATACAAGTATATAGGACGTCGAGCAAAGCCACGCCGAAGCATAATAAATTGCGACTAAAAGCGTAAAAGTGTGTGGTAAGATAGTAAGTAGATAATGTGCCGAATACCCTTTGAGGTTAGAGCCCTTTTATTCCGAAACGGAGTAACAGGGCTCATTTTGTTTTTTATCGGAGGATAGACAGAATGAGTCAGACAAAAAAGCCCGCAGGGACGAAAAAGAGAAATACCAAAGGTCAGTTCGTCAAGGGCAATAAAATCGGAGAGGAGACGCGCTTTCAGAAAGAGAATGAGGCGGCGTGCAAGTACAAAGAGGAATACTGCGACAAGCTCATGGAGTTCTTCAATCAGCCCGACGTCGATATTCAGTACAAAGAGGTGTACAACGCAAAGGGCGAGGTGGTTTCAAGGACGCCTATCATGCTGCCTGCGGCTTATCCGACGTTCGAGCTGTTTGCGGCGAGTATCGGTGTAACGACGGGGACGCTGAAAAATTGGTGTGAACAGCACCCCCGATTTAAGGACTGCTATGCACGCGCGAAAGAAATACAGCTCGGCAAACTCACGTCAAACGCCCTGCGCGGGCTGTACAACCCGATCTATGCGAAGTTCGAGGCGGTGAACAATCACAATCAGAAAGACAAGCAGGAGGTTGAGACGAACGTCTCGGGCGTAGGCTTGGACGACAAGACGCGCGCGCTCATCGAGCGGGTGGAGAGGCGGCTCCATGACGGGGAAAAGAAAGAGTAAAGCCGCCGCCGTCAATTACAACGACTACATACGGGACATCATGCGGGCAGAGTTTGAGTATTGCCGTAACGACGTCGTTTATTGGGCGAACAATTACTGCGTCATCGAGGACAAAGACTCTCCCGAGATAATCATTCCTTTCAGGGGGTGGGAGGCGCAGAATCAGACGCTCCGCGACTTCGATACGCACCGCCTTAACCTGATACTCAAAGCCCGACAAATGGGTATAACGTGGATCGCGCTTTACTACTGCACGCATGACCTCGTGTTCAACCTCGGGCATACGGTCGTCGCTCTCTCAAAGACAGAGGACGACGCAAAAGAGCTTGTACGCCGCATGAGCGTCATTCTCGATAATCAGCCCGAGATTTTACGGGCGGGCGGCTTGGTGTGGCGCGCGACGGCTACATCGGTGCTTATAACGGATATGAGCGGCAAGCTCGTCTCGACGTTCAAAGCCTTTCCCTCGTCGCCGTCGGCAGGGCGTTCCTTTACGGGTAACATTCTGCTGCTCGACGAGTGGGCATTTCAGGAGTACGCAGAGGAGATTTGGACATCGGCGTACCCGACAATCAACAGACCGACGGGCGGTAAAGTCATCGGCTTATCCACAATCAAAAAGGGCACGCTCTTTGAGAGCCTGTGGATAGAGGACAACGCCTTTCACAAGATATTCCTCTCTGTGTTTTCTGATCCTCGCAGAACGCAGGAGTGGTACGAAAGAACAGCCAAAGATTTGGGCGTCATGGTTAAGCAGGAGTACCCGCGCACGGCGGAGGAGGCTCTCTCTAACCTCGGAGGCAGCTACTTCCCCGAGTTCGATTACAGTAAGCACACCTGCGAGCCGTTCCGAATCCCCGAAGATTGGACGATTTACAACACGTTGGACTACGGGCTCGATATGTTCGCGCATTACAAGGTGGCAATCAGCAACGACAATATCGCCTATGTATTCCACGAGATATACCAAAGCGGGCTTATCATCTCGGACGCGGCGGCAAAGGTCAAACTTGCAGAGCTGCGAGAGAATGAGGACGGGAGCGTGGAGACTTGGTATAAGCCGAAACTGCGGCTCGCGCCTCCCGACTTGTGGAATCGCTCGCAGGAGACGGGCAAGAGCAGGGCATTGTTGTTTGAGGAGAACGGGCTCGAACTTGTAAGGTCGAACAACGACCGCCATGCGGGTTGGCTCGCTATCAAAGAGCTGCTCAAAGAGCGCGTCGCACCGAACGGAGAGACCTATACGCGGTTAAAGATATTCCGCACCTGCACAAACCTCATACGAACGCTGCCGCAGCTCCTCATCGACGAAAAAGATCCCGAGGACGCGGCAAAAGAGCCGCACGAACTTACGCACGCGCCCGACGCCTTGCGTTACTTTGCAATCTATTGGACGCAGCCGCCGCAGCCGAAAGCTCCGAAAAAAGTCAAGTACCGTCCCGACATCATGGAGGACTACCTGAACGCGAGCGAGGAGGAACGGCAAATAATCATTAAACGGTATGGAGAGCCTTTGCTATGAAAATTGATTTGAACGGAAACACGAAATTATCCTTTTTCAAGGACTTGTACGATGACGCGCGCGCAAATGCGGACGTGTTCTATGAAAAGCTCAAACAGCACCTCGAACAGTACAAAGGCAGCCCTAAAATCGACGGCTCCGATGTGGACGCTTCGCAGGTGCGCAATGTAACCTACGAGCTTGTGGAAAGTCAGGTTACAAGTTACCTGCCTAACCCGTCTGTGTCGCCGAAAATGTGGAGCGAACAGAACGAGCGGAATGCAAAGAGCGTTGAAACCCTGCTCCGAAACAAGCGCAACGAGCTGCCGTTTGAAAAGCTCAACGACATGGACGAGCGTTTCAACCCGATCTATGGCGGCTCCGTGTGGCTCATCGAGTGGGACAATTCGATTACAACGCATAACACGGTCGGCGACGTTCGTATAAGCTGCCTTTCGCCGCAGAGGTTTACGGGGCAGCCGAGCGTTTATGACGTCAAGGACATGGAATATTGCTTCATTCAGTTCGAGACGACCAAAGAGGAGATCGTGCGCAAGTACGGCGTTTCTTTCGATGTGGCTGACGAGGGTGAGAACGACGACAACGCAGACGATAAGACCGCGACGTTGTATATCTGCTATTACAAGAACGACGCGGACAAGGTATGTCAGTATATTTGGTCGGGCGACACGGAGCTTTCGGACATCGAGGACTACTTTGCCCGTAAGCGGTACATTTGCAAGAAGTGCGGGAAGCGCAAAGAGCTCTGCACCTGCGAAAAGCCCGATTACGAGCTGCAAGACGAGGACTATGAGGAGGTCGTGCGCGATATTCAGCGTTCGGACGGCTCCGTCATTCCTGCGGAATGCGAGGTCATCAAGGACGGGCAGGTCGTCATGGAAACCGTCAAACAACAGGCGGTGGACGAGACAGGGCAGCCGATTTTCGATGATTCGAGCGGCATTCTTCTGCCTCTGCTTGTGGACGTGCAGGTACCGAAAATGCAGCCGACAAAGCTGCCTTTCTATACGCCGAATATCTTGCCTATCGTTATTCGCAAGAATACCTCGGAGGAGGACAGCCTGCTCGGACAATCGGACTGTGAGTTCATACGCCCGCAGCAGCAGGCTATCAATAAGATCGAGAGCCGCATACAAGAAAAACTGCTCGGCGCGGGCGTTTACCCTATTGCGCCAAAGGACACGCCGATAGAGTACGACAACTCCATTTTCAAAAAAGTTTTCCGCGCAGATCAAAGCAATTTCAAACTGTTCGGCAAACTTGATTTACAGGTCGATATTTCCCGCGACATCGCGCAGGCGGAGCGGCTGTACGATCAGGCAAAGCGTATTCTCGGCATTACGGACAGCTTTCAGGGGCAGTACGATTCAAGCGCACAGAGCGGCAAGGCAAAGCAGATTCAGGTTCAGCAGGCGGCGGGACGTCTCGACAGTAAGCGGCAGATGAAGAACGCCGCGTATGCCGAGATAGATCAGATTATCTTTCAGTATTTCCTCGCATATGCCGATGAGCCGCGTCCTGCAACGTATAAGGACGCGCAGGGGCGTATGCAAAACCGCCTTTTCAACCGCTATGACTTCATCGAACGCGACGAGGCGGGCGAGTGGTACTACAACGACGAGTATCTGTTCTCCGCGGACGCTTCAATCGACGTTGACAAGCAGCGCGAGCTCTTATGGGAGGAGAACAGAAAGAACTTTCAGCAGGGCGCATACGGCAACCCGCAGCTCCCGCAGACGCTGCTCATCTTTTGGCAGAACATGGAGCAGGCGCATTACCCGTGGGCGCACGAGAATGTAGAACGTATCAGGGACGAGATCGCGCGTCAGCAAGAGCTTTTGCTCGCACAGCAACAGGCGGCGGCTGCACAGCAAGACCTCGACAAAGAAAAGCAGAACAGGACAGCTTATGAGGCATACCTCATGTCTCAAATAAATAACGGAGGACAGGCAAATGGCGGTCAGCAATAAAATTTCGATGTCAACTCTCGGGGGCGGCGGATCGTCGTCGGGAACGAAAAAGAAAAGTGCAATCAGCACATCGTACAGCGACAATCTGCTCGGAAACGGTGTTTCAAACCCGCAGGTTTCCTTGCCACAGAACTTGTCATACAAGGACAATCTTGTCAATTTACAGCCTGTTGGCGGTGCGGGAGCAGGCACGGGAGGCGTAACAAGCGAGGGCGTTATTCTCGGCAACCCGAACGTGGAGCGTATGCCGCAGATTAAGGAAAAAACTGACACGTCATACTCTGCAAATCTTCTGAACGCCGCCGCTCAACAGCCGACAACGCCGATGACTTACGGACAACAGCTTGCCGCCGCCTCCGCACAGCAGGAAACGCCCGCAACAGGCACTCCCGATACATCGGGCGGAACAGACACAACGGGCTCCACAGGCTCAACGGGAGGCTCTATGACAGGCAGCGGAGAAGTCGATACATACGAGGAGTTCCTGCTCAAACAAGAGGGCTTTTACAAGGAGCAACTCGACAAGCTCAATGCGCAAATTGAGCAGAACAAGCAAAACGCCTTGCAACAGGCAGAATCGGAGCGCGAGAGAGCCGTCATCGACGCGCGGTCAAGCTACGAACAGAACAAAGCTACCTATGGAGCGAACGCGGAGCAGCTCGCAGCTATGGGACTTTCGGGCAGCGGGTACAGCGATTATCTCAATCAGCAGGCTTACGCCACGCAGAGAGCGGAGACGCAGAACGCAAACGCGCAGGCAGAAGCAACAAAGCTCGCGGCGGAACAGCAGGCGAACTCCGACAAGCTCAATGCGGAGCTCTCTTACGCTGAAAATATGCAGGATAACGCCGAAAAGCTCGCGCAGTATCAGCAGCAAAAAGCAGAGGAGGCAAAAGCCGAGGAAGAACAGAAAAAGCAGTATTATGCTGCGTTGCTTACTTCGGCAAATACGGGCGAGTACACCTCCGAACAGATTGCCTCGCTCGGCGCGCAGTACGGGCTCGATGAAGTACAAATTTCGCAGTTGCAGGCGGCGGCGGATAAATATAAATCGGATCAGCAGTCTCTGTCCTATACAGAGGCTTTGCAGATGATTTCCGATTACGGCGCAGACCTCGATGTTTCGTACTTGGAGACACTACTCAATACAGGCTCCATTTCGCAGGAACAGTACAATCAGCTCATGGCGCAGTACAGCAAAGAGCTTGTCGAGAGTGGAGACGTGGCAACCGAAGATACGGACAAAATCGACGATCTGCACCAAAGCGGGCAAATCAGCGACGAGGACTACAACAAACAAAAAGAGCAGTGGAACTCTCAAATCGACACTTCCGACGCATTTTTCAATTCGGGCAGTATGTCTGCAACCGAAGCGAAAAAGCAGCTTGACAAGATTCTCAACAACGAGTGGACAAGCGAGGAAAACAAAAAGGCATTGCAGAAAACCTATGACAGCCTCTACAAGGTCGTTACCAACGACGTCAGATTTAATAATGACGGCGGTTGGTGGATATTCGGCTCAACAGATATGAGTGATGTTGGTAACAACTTCTCTCTTATCGACGACAGCGGGTTCAAGTACCGCATTGAGTCAGGCGGCGAGGTTACGGACGCGGCAATTAAAAGCCTTGCAAGCGATGTGTCAAACGGCTCGATATTTGGGGTGCGCGGGCAGATCTACTATAAGAAAGACGGTAAGGTTTACCTTGTTCAAAAGCGCGAAAACTCTTACGGAGACCACTATACGAAGCTCTATAACAAGTTCTTTGGGTAATAAACAACGAGGTGCATTCTATGGCAGATACAACGAAAAGACTCTCTACGTCCCTTGCGGAGCTTTATTCGCAGCGTGCGGCTGAAAAGCGGTATGAACGCGAGCAGGAGGAGCAGCAAAGGGAGTATGAGCGGGCAATGGCAGAGCAAGCCGCTGCACAGGCAGCGGCGCAGGCTGCCGCACAACGTGAACAGAATCAGGGCGGCTTTCTCGGCGGTATCGGGTACACATTTGAAAAGATAGGTCTGGGCTTTTTGAGTGGTATCGAGGGTATTTGGGACTTTGCCGCAGGCGGGCTTGCAAAGTTGTTTGGTGCCGATGATTGGGCAGAACAGCAGATAGCCAACGATTGGGTGAATTACAATCACGCGGACGAATGGTTTAACCCCTCGGAGGGGTGGCAGTTTGTCGGCGATGTTGCGGGCGGTATCGGTACGAGCTTGCCCGCGATTGCAGGCGTTGCCGCAGCGGGCGCAATCACGGTTGCGTCGGGCGGCACCTTGTCTCCCGTGGCTGCAACGCTTATTGCGGGCAGTATTGCAGGCTTGGGCGCGGCAGGGCGTGCGACGAAAGAGGCATACGACCAAACGGGCGAACTCACGGGTAAAGAATTTGGCTACGGCGCGCTATCGGGCTTTACAGAGGGCGCAATAGAGGGCGTTTCAACCGCTCTCGGCGCGGGCATTGGCTCCGTTACAAAGAGCATAGCAAAGTCTTTCGGCAAAGAGGTTGCGAAGTCCGCAACACGGAACACTTTGCTTAAAGGCGTTGTGAAAGGTTTTGCGGGCGAGGCTTTTGAGGAGGGCGTTCAGGCAATTCTCGATCCCGTATATAAGCGTATGACCTATGATCCGAACGCGAAAAACGCAACCTTTCAGGAGGTCGCGTATGCTGCTCTTGTCGGCGGTTTGAGCGGTGCCATTATGGGCGGCGGAGATGTCGCCGTCAGGAATATCCGCGGGACAGTGAGAGGAAACACGCTTGTCAACGAGGGCAAGTCGGGCGACGTCATCACCACGGCGGAGCAGATTTCGTCTTATCAGACGGAAAATCAGACCGATTACGAGACGTTTCAGGTCGTGCAGAACACTCTTGACGAGCTGAAAACGAGCCTGCAAAAGACGGACGGCGAAGTGCGCACAGTACGGCAGAAAATGCTGCTCGGCGTGCTTGAACAGGCGAACACCTCCGCCGCCTTTGAGCCGATTGTTACGGCGAGCGCGGAGAATATCTACAACAACGCCGAAACGGTCGCGGCGCGCCTCAACGAGCTCGGGTATCAGGATCAGAACGGCAAGCCGATTCAGGTTACGGCGGAACAGATCAGAGAGGGTATCGACACGACGGACGTAAAGAAGTTCAGGAAAACGATGTCGAGAGCTCTCAAAACGAACTCCGTACTGCGGACGCTTGCGGTGGCTGATACCGTCGGTCAGATTTCAATGGACACGGCGCGTTTCAGGGACGCAACGCTTGCGGGGCAGCAGCTCTCTACGCAGGCAGACCTTAACAGGTTTGTTGAACAGGCAACGGACGCGGAGCGTCAGGCGGTCGCCGACAGGCTCGGTATAGAGAATTGGGAGACGCTCACAAATGAGCAGTTCCACGATAAAATCACCGAATTTGTGGCGAACGGAGGTGTGCAGGAGTATCAGCAGGAGCGTAGTTATGTAAAAGAGGCGCAGGCGGTCGCCCCCGAAGCCGCGAGAAAGCACCTGCCGCGCATGGTAAACCTGCGCAACGACGGCACATATCGTTATACGCAAGGCGGCACCGATATTGCCATTACAAAGCGCGGGGACAGCTACTATGTGTATGACTACGAGAGCGGGCTCATGTCAAAGGCTCTTTCTCGGACGGAAACAAACCGCGTGCTGCGCGAGATACACACGAACGAGCAGAACTATCAGAACGGCGTCAGACAGCATACGGAGGCGCAGAACAGGCTCCGTGAGCAGGCGGCGGAGATTGATACATACGCCCGAGAGAACATCTCCGAATACAAGAATTTGAGCGCGGCGGGGCAGGCTGCAATCAGGGCGACTATTCGTCAGGGCAGAGCTGCGGGCGTGCAGGAGGACTTTGTGCTTTCTTGCGCCCGTGTTTCCGCGCGCTCTGGACTTCGCGTGGTGTTCAGCAAAGAAGCGTCTTTCGTGGCGGCAAACGGCTCTTATGCGGACGGCGCAATCGACCTGAAAAACAACCGTATCATCATCAACCCCGAGGCAAAGAGCAGGTCGGGCGAGAGCATTCTCATTCACGAGCTTACGCACGCTATTTACAACGACACGGACGGCTCTCTGACCGTTGCCGAGGGCTTGGAGACCATGACCGACGCCGAAAAGGAGAAAATTCGCAAACGGTACGCGGCGGTCGGGCAGGGTGGCGCGGTGCAGGTCAGCGACGAGATCAACGCGCATTTTGCCGAACAGACGCTCTCGAACAAGAATATCCTCGAACGCCTTGTGCAGAAGAAGCAGACGCTCAAAGAGAAGATACTCGGCTTTTTCAAAAAGGCTCGCACGGACTATCAGAGTGATGAAAAGCTCACAGGGGCGGCGGCTCGGCTTTATCGGCAGTACAAAAAGCTGTTCGATGAGTTCTCCGTGCGCAATCAACGGTATTTGGGCGTAGAAAACGCCTCCGAACAAGCAAGGAAGTACGTCGGTGATAAACATTTCGCCTTAAAGCCTTATAGCGAAAAGCAAAAAGAAAATTGGAAAAACAGTAAAAATATTGTTATCTACGAGAGCTCGGAGCAGTTGCAAGAATTTGTACGTCAGAGCAGATCAGATAATCAGTATAGTAAAAAAATGTACTTTGGAGCGATTGGCTCTGAATTGGCGGCGCGTATAGAAGAGCAAACGGGCTTAAATCTTGAAAATTACAATTATGCTTTGCGTTCTGATGAAGTGCGAAAAATTTTCAAAGATCACGGCACTGTGGGAACAGAAGCTCCGAGGGGGCAGCGTCCTGTTACCGAGGCTGATTTTTTGGCGATACCTGATATTTTAGACGGCGCGACGTCTATCTCTCTTTCTGAAAAGAAATATAACGGGCAACCTGCTATTGCGTTCTCAAAGGTGAGCGGAAATGAAAGAACGACGGTTGTTGCCGTCGTTTCGGGAAAACATTTAGACCTGCGTGTGCAGACTGAATATATAGGCACAAAAAAAGGAACCCTTGCCACGCTATCGGGTGAACAAGCCCCCAACAATACGCCCAAAGCGAGCCGTGGTACAGATTCCACTAATAGTATATCGCAAAATGCGGAAAATGTCAACTCCGAATCGCAAAAAGGCAAAAAGTTCGCTTTGGCGGGCGAAACGAGCGAAACCGCAAACTTATCTTTGCTTGATAGAGCAAAACAGTTACAGGCGGCGGGAGAGGACAGCGAGACTATAAGGCGAGAGACGGGGTGGTTTGTTGGGTATGACAATCAATGGCGATATGAAATCGACGACTCGGTGGCAACCCTTGTAGAGAAACCTGCGTTTGAAAATCATTCCACGGAGGACGGGGATTATCGTACAGCAAAACTTGGCGACATAATGCGCCACGAGGAACTGTATGCTGCATACCCGTTTCTGAAAGACATTACGGTCATTTTGCAGGAGACGGACACGGGCGTTGACGGCTCGGCTTTTGCGGAGGACGGGCAAATTGTCTTGGATCAACGGCTGTTTACGAGAACGTCGAAAGAGTATCAAAAATACCTTGAAAACAGGCAGCCTGAAATCAAGCGAATTGAACAAACACCCGAATATCGGGAGTACAACAGATTTTACACGGACGAAAGCCTGCAAGAGACGTTATCTGCCGAGGAGTGGCTTGCGCAGGAGGAGGCGGCAAGAAACAAATTTTTTGCTTCCGAGCTCGGGAAAAGATACCATGAGCTTATGTGGGGCAAACCGAATGTCGCCACAACCGAACTCGGGTGGTCTGATAAGGCAAAATCTGTCCTTATGCACGAAGTGCAGCACTTGATTCAGGCGCACGAGGGTTTTGCAGGTGGATCAAGCGATACATATTGGTATAACCGCCTGCTGAAACAGTACAGGAGTGAAGCAGGGACTGCCCGCGAGAAGTTCTTAAAACTTCGTATTGAGGCTGCACCCGAATTGCAGCAGGCTATGTACGACATGGAGGACACTCTGAATCGCCTTGATGTTTCGACGTCGTCTATTGCGAGGGCATACGATAATGCGGCGAGATATGCACAAAACGATAGTCAGAGAGATGTTTTGTGGGACTATACGCAGGCATACAGCAAGCTCTCCGATTTTTATAAAAACGGTCGTCGGTATGCAGGCGATATGTACACAAATACGGCAGGTGAAATCGAGGCTCGGGACGTGTCGTCGCGTTTGGAAATGACGGCAGAGCAAAGGCGCGAGATGAGACCTGATATTGACAGACAGAGGGTGTATTTTTCCGAAAAGAACGCGGGTAGCAATTCGAGACGGAACAGGAGCACCGAAAGAGATTCCACTATTCGCTACGCTCTTACGATTGACGGGGAAACCGTCTCGGGAACGGTCGAGGAAACAAACGACCTTGTGGCGCTGCATAACCTTACCGAGGAAAAACTGCTGAAAGTGTTAGACCTCGGCGGGTTTCCTATGCCCTCGATTGCGGTTACAAAGCCGTCTTTGGCGCATGACAATTTCGGAGACATTACGGTCGTTTTCGGAAAGGAAACGATTGATCCACGGCGTGATTCGAGAAACAGGGTATTTTCTCGGGACGCATGGACGCCGACCACGCCGAGAGTGGAGTACAAGCTCAACGAAAAGCGGGCGGAGGAGATCAACAGTAAGATAAATTCGCTCATTCGTGGCTCTGACGCTGAACTGTTCGGCTACCTTGCGTTGGACGAATCAAATATGCAGGAATATCTCAACCGTAACGGCGGTGATTTGGCACAATCGTATCGTGATAGGGACGCTTTCAAGTACGCCTATCTGCGCGACAAAGGTATCGACATTTCGCTCCCGACGGTAGATAAAGTGGTGTCAGATTATGGCAACGGCACGATTAAGTGGGTGGCGGATAATCTCGGAAAGAGCACGCTCAACGACTTGGCGCAGGCAAAGTTCTCGAACGAGGCGGTGCAGCCTTATGTGGCACGGGTAAACGAGCTTGTTTCAGACTATTGGCAGAGCGAGTACAATACGTCGCTGAACGGGGAGATTGACCTTTACGGAGCAAAAGGTATTCTGCAAGAGGCGGCAAGGTATGCGGACAGGGGCTTTCCAAAGTCGTTGGACGAACAGGCGGCGCGGGAGGTCATCAACGAGCACCTCGATGAGAGCGGCTACAATGCGTGGATAGAGGAGCTTTTCTCCGATGTCGTTGAAAAAGCGGGGCTGCGAAACAATTTGGATCCGTTTACTGCTGCGGGCAGGTCTCGGAGCTTTGAGGCATTGCATGATGATTACACTCTCGAAAATGTCGTGCGTGCGATGTCGAAAGCTGATCCGAAAGGTGGCTCTTGGCTCGGTCTAAACCCGAGCTCGCTCGCGGCAAAACTCTCGAAAGAGTTTAAGTCCATTTCCGATATGAAAAAGGCGGCGGCGTCTCTTACCGCGGTAGCAGACGACGCAATGAGCAATTTTACGACCACCGCAGGGCAAATGCTCGATGAGATCACCGCGGATATGGTTACGCGCGAAGATTACAGCAGTAATTTTTCGTATTGGAACGCGCTCGACGGCGCAAGAGAGGTGATCGGAGAGATTGCAGACAGAAAACTCTTTACCGAGAAAGCAATCGCCGATTACATGAAACGCGAATATTCGGGTTTCTACAACTACAACGCTGACATTGGGAATAAAATTCTCGGCTTATTCGCGTATGCAAAACAGATGACGGAGACGGGCTATTTTGAAGCGAAACCTCGCCGCGCCGTCAATTTCAGCGAGATCAAGTCTGTTCTGCTGCCTGAAACAGCCTCTGACCGATTGAAAAGCAGGCTTGACAGCTTGCATATCCCGTATTCTGTTTATGGCAGCACCGCTACGGAACGGAGCAATGCCATTCAGCGACTTGACGGAGTGCGCTTCGCACTACCCGATACCGACAGCACGGGCGAAAGGCTTTCGCAAGGGCAGCGAGAGTATTTCAAGGACAGCAAGGTCGTTGATGACAACGGAAAGCTGCGCATTACCTATCATGGCTCTCCAAACAGATTTTTCACCTTTGACAGGGGACGTATAGGGAAAGGCAACGATCAGTTTGGCGCAGGCTTTTACTTTGCCACGAGCGAGGAAGCCTCGCGGAGTTACGGGGACAATGTTCACAAGACGTATCTCAACATCACAAAACCTATCGTCATCAACAGAACGGCGGACGGCGGCGATCTCTTCGACGTAAAAATTACGCAAAAGCAGGCGTATGAGATACTCAAACGGCACCCGCTTATTTATGATCCCGAAAGTTCTCCTCTCGGCGATATGTTTGAGGAGTATTGGGAAGTCGGAGCAAAGGACTACATGATACGCGAAGCCGCGAAGAATTTTAATTCGATAGGCTTGCTTGACAGCGATTACCTTGCTTACAGAGATTATCCGAACGAGCTGCACGAGGCTATCCGCGACGTATTGGGCTATGACGGCGTGGAGGTACGATTTGACAATACGGGCGACAGATTCTATGTCGCGTGGTTTGAAAATCAGATTAAGCTCACGACGAACAAGCAGCCCACAAGGGACGCCGATATTCGTTTCGCTCTCTCTGACAGCGTGGTAAACGTCGATAGTGCAAACGAAACGGCGGCGTGGACGTCCGAGCGCGTAACAGACCTCATCGACCGCTACGGGGCAACAAACCCGCGCTATACGCAGGCTTACGCGACGTGGATCAACCCCGCTGACTTCGTAAAAGCAACGACGGTAAATCAGACGCGCCGCAATCAGATTTACGACGAGGCGGGCAATCTCGATATTGACGCGCTCTCGCGTGAAACGCAGACGCCGTATCTCACCGTGGACTATGAGACAATGCGCATTGTCGGACACGAGGGCAGACACCGCATGGCTGCGCTTGCGAAAGCAGGCGTAAAGCGTGTTGCGGTGGCGATTCGCTTTACAGAAAATTCTTTGAGCAGATACGACGCGCGCATTATGGACGGCGAGCACAAGCTCAAAGGGCAGACATTCTCATCTTGGGACGCCGACACGCAGCGCGTGAGAACGCGCACGAGCCATAATTCCGCTGCCGTCGGAACGCTTGTACCTATCAACGCGGCGTATTCGGCGCAGCTCTCCGAGTTCACGAGCGAACGCGGGGTGCGTTTCGCCCTTGACAGTTCCGAGGACGGGAACGCGCAGCCGCGCGGCAATTATTCCGTCGGGCAGAGAGCCCGCTTTGCCGCGAATAATACGGGTATGCGCGTATATACCAAAGCGGAGGCGGCGGAGGTCATCAACTCCATTATTGAGGAACGGCTCGTATTCGAGAAAATCGGAATGCAGGGCGAGCTGCGCGGGAAAGACAGGCAGGCTGTCATTGACTATCTGTTCCAAAAGCTCAACACGGTAAAGGAGGGCTACCGCGGCGGCGTTGCGTTAAAAATCGCAGACTTCATGATCGAGCATACCGTCCTTACGGATATGTATGCAGACAGCAACGGAGAAGTCTCCGAGGCTATGCGTAGGTTGTCTGTACTGCGTCGGTATATGCACAAAATCGACCTGCGGCACATTCAGGGCGAAATACAGTACAGGTTTGACAAGAAAAACAGTATTAACCTCGTGTGGGGCGCGAAAGAGGGCGGCATTGCTCCCGATACGCTCCCGCAGCTTTTGGCGGAGGAGGGAATCTTTCTTGACGCGATCAACGAGGCTGATTGTTTCCTGCAAATGGTCGATATGTACGAGGACGCACGGGCGGCGGTCAACAACGCAACCGAACAGGTCATGCTTTCGACATACGGCGACGCTCGGACAATCAAAAACCTGCGGCAGCAGATCGCCCGCGACGTTCTGAATGCTTACGAGCAGAAAGGAAGAAAGTCGAAGTACGCAAAGCTCGTCGAGAAATATACGAAACAGATCGCCGAGCTCAAACAGCGGCTGCGTGAGTCGAACGCCAACAACAGGCTCATCAACAGCATTGTGGATCAGGCGCAGAAAATGCGCGACCTCAAACTCGGCACGTTCCTCAATTCCACGCAGTATAAGAGCGATGTATTCAAGAGCTCTATCGAGGCACTCGGCAAAATCAAGTTCAGGGGCAACTTCAATATCGCAGGCACGCGCAAAATCATGGCTGACCTGCGGACGTGGTACACCAAAGAAAACCCGTTGCTTGCCGATACCTATGAGGAGGGTATCGCCGATATGCTTGATACGGTGGCGAACGGGACGAAAGGCTATACGAAAGACGAATTGCGCATGATAAACAATCTCATGGCTTACTTCACAAACTTTGTGGAGAAGTTCAATAAAGTTTATCGTCAGGGCAGGTGGGTTGACGCCGTACCCGAAGCGACGCGGTACATCGAGACCATACATAACAATGAGCAGGTCAAGGTCGGTCTGTTCAGGAAGATTGCGGGCTCAACGTATATGCAGACATTCGGCGATCCTATGTCGGTAGCGCGGCGTATGGATATGTACGAGAGCGGTTTCTATACTGAAATGCTTACGGAACTGCGAGAGGCGGCTATTGATGCTGAAATCACCGAAATGGAGATCAGGCAGGACTATGACGCATTCCTGAAAAAGAACAGGAAGTATCTCTCGCAAGCGGTGAAGCAAACGGTCGAATATCGCGGTGTTGCAATTCCGAGAATGCACCTCATCAGTCTCTACATGACGCTCAAACGTGCCCATGCGCAGGCAGGTCTTGCGCAGAACGGGTTTGCGTTTACGGACGCGGACGGGAAGCGCGTGCGCGTGGACGGCTTTGCCCCTGAAATTACAGAGGAGAGCGATCTCCGCGCCGCCGCCATAGAGGAGCAGGCGAGAATTGCAGAGCTCTTGTCGGAAACGGACAAAGAGTATATAGCGATTTTGGAAAAAGCCTTTAACGAGGACGCGAAGAAACTCAAAGCCGAAAGAGATATGCAGCGGCTCGGCTTTACAAACGCCACGGAGGACTATTACTACCCGATCAGGCGCGGCAACATCGCAAAGAATGTTGATACGTCCGATATTCAAGGTGAGCTCGATAGGGTAAGCAGCGCGTCGTTCAACAAAGATACCGTGCGCGGTGCGAAGCAGGAACTGTTTATCGAAGCGGCGGACACGGTATTCAACAGGCATATTCACGCCGTCGCGCAGTATGCCGCGCTCTCGCCCGCGATTGAGACGTACAACAAGCTCTACAACTTGGATATAGGAGGGAACGCAAACAAGCCCGTGAGCGTTGCGACGGAGAGCGCAAACACTTGGGCAAAAGGCAACAGGTATTTTTCAAAGCTCATCTCTGACATTCAAGGAATACCCGCCCCGTCAAGCGAGGGTATGCGTGTGCTCGGCTTTATTCGCGGAAGCTACGCGAAGTTTCAGCTCGGCGCAAACCCGAAAGTATGGGTTACGCAGCTTTCGTCATTGTTTGCGGCGTCAAGCATACTTGACGCGAGCAGTATTACGAGCGGAATGTTTGTGTCCTCAAAGGACATTGATACCTATTGCCCGCTTGCGAAGCTGCGCGCGCAGGACAATACGGCAGCTATGGCGCAGGGCTTGTTTGATAAGGTCGGCAGGGTTTCCAATGCGCTTATGGCTCCTATCGGCAAAATGGATAGGTTTGTCGTCCGCCGCCTGTTCGGTGCTTGTCAGGTGCAGGTGCAAAAGAACGGCGGAGCAAAGATCGGCACCGAGGCAAACAAGATAGAGGCAGGAAAGCTGTTAAAGCGGGTTATCCTCGAAACGCAGCAGAACTCTCTCGCAACGGAACGCTCGGCGGCAATGCGTTCGGGAAATGAGATCATGCGTACCGTAACGATGTTCTCGGCGGACAGCATGAAAGTCATCGGGCGCGTCATTGATTCGGTCGGCGAACTCTCAACGCTCAAAGCAAAACTGCGAATGACTACGGACACGGAGCGCATAGCCACTCTGCGCACGCAGATAAAAGCTGCGCGGAAAAAAGTGTTTAAGTCTGTAACGGCTCTCGCAACCTCTGCGCTGTTCATGGCGGCTATTGCGCAGCTTTTCAGTTGGCTGTACAACAAGGACAGGGACGACGACGAGACGGTTGGACAGCAGGTTTTTGTGGACTTCATCGGCAATTTGTTTGGTGGCTTGCCGCTTATTCGAGACGTGTACACGCGCATTGCGGAGGGGTACGAGCTCGACAATTATGCCTATTCCGCACTCAATGACCTGCTCGACAGCGCGGTGAACTTGTTTGATACCGTCGGCGGGATCGTGTCGGGAGAAGAAAGCGACGCGAAAGTGGCGTCTCGTATCAAGAATTTGGCGTATTCGATAGGGCAGATTTTCGGTATTCCGACGCGGAACATCTACAACGTGTTTTACGGGCTCACAAAGCGTATCAGTCCGACGACTGCGTATCAGATCGACGAGGCGTTCTATGCGAAAAACTATGTAACTGACCTCAACAAGGCGATTGAGAGCGACGATACGGACATGATCGCCATGCTTACGAGCATGATCTTCGGCGAGAGAATGGGCAATACGACCATGAGCGACGCCGTGCGCGACAAGTTCGTTGACTTGTACTCGAAAGGCTACTCTGTGCTGCCGCGCAGCATAGGAGATACTATCTCTTATGGCGGCGTTGAAATTCCGCTTACGGACGATGAATACGCTCGTTTCAGGGCAATTTACGCGCAGTCCATGAAAGACATTGAAAAGATGATGAACGGCGGCGCGTTCAAAGTTCTGTCGGAGGAAATGCAGGCGAAAGCCATAAAGCAGGTGTACGACGCATATTATTACGGCGCGCTCTCTGACTTGGTGGGCGTGGACGAGCGCACGACGATAGGCGAGCTGTCAAAATGGATAGACATGAGCAAGCTCTCCGTGGCATTTGTCGGTCTGTCCGATATTGAGTCGGAAAAGAACTCGAAAGGCGAGACGATTGCGGGCTCAAAGAAAAAGAACACGGTAAAATACCTGCTCAAACAAAACCTTTCTGACGGCGAGCGGCTACTGATCCTCTGTTATCGCGGATATACCATACAGGACGGCGATTATAGGGGGTACACAGCAAAACGGGCAAAGCGTATTCTGTTGCAGTACATCTTGAAACTAAACGGCACGCAGGCGGAAAAGGCTGCGCTCGCCGAAAAGTGCGGGTTTACCGTCCGAAATGGCAGAATTATCAGAGATTTTTAGGAGTTCTTTTGGTACTATGCCAAAACTATTGCCATTCTTCGATGAATATGCTATACTGATAATGCCACACAACGAAATAGAGTTACAGGGTTACATCTCGGCATAGGTGTATCCTTTATTCCCTGTAACTCGCAGGTTGTGTGGCAACAATTAAGGGGTACATACAAACTCTATGCAGGGCGGCTCCTTAATCGGTGCCGCCCTTATTTTTATCCCGAGAGGGAAAGGAGCCTATGTCATGAAAACAAGAGGAAAAAAGAGGATAGTTATTCTGCTTTTCGTGCTTGTAGTGGTTGTTTTCACTTCTTTTGCTTTTACGGCTTGCGGGGAAAAGGAAAATCAGCCAAACAGCAATGAAGAACAAACTCAACAAAGTGACGAGACGCCCGATTATGAGGAGGTGGAGATCAGCACAAAAAATTATAGCGAATACCTTACCATAGGTATTGAGCTTGCGGATTCAAACATCGAATATATCGGTCAAAATGCTCTCGGTTTGGATAGGTACGTTCTTTCCTGCGTCGGAAACATCGAAATAAGTAAAACGGGAAACTTTCAGTTTGAAAGCGTTACGGTGCTGTGCGGCGTCATCGTTCAGGGCTGGCACGACGGAATGATAAGTGCGAATATCGAGCTCAATTACGACGGAGAGGGTAGGTACTCTTTTAATTTGAGCAAAGAAAGTTCGTCAAATAAATTTGACCTGACGAGCCGCGACTGCAACGTAAGTGTTTACGGCGCAAAAGGGAAAGTCCGCATATACGAATAATGGATATTTTGTTTGTTTTACTTGCGTTGATCCCTTGCGCGGTGGCGGTCTTTTGGTGTTTTGAGCTTGGAGGCGAGAAAAGCGGCGCGATTGGCTTTGGTATTGGCGGGATAGCGTGTCTATTCCTATCGGGCGCGTTAATAATAGGCGCGTGGCGGAGCGTTGCGGGCGGCGACAGGCTGTATTTTGCGATAGCCGCGGTCGTTTTAATTGTGTTATCGGTAGTGCTATACAAGATTTGGAAGCGAAAAAGATAAGGCTGTGCGGTCTCCGTTCAGCCTTATTTCATTATAAATTGCGACTAAACGCCGTTTAATCTGTGTTATCATAGATAATAGGAGGTGCACAAGTAGATGTTGAGCATAACGCCTGCTGTGAAATCTGATATTACGCATATCGTTTGTCCTCATTGCAAAGAGAAGCTCGCCCGCGTCGGTTTGCATAAAAGCAGCAAGATTGACGGGTTGACGTTCAAGTGCAGGAAGTGCGGCAAGCTGTGGAACGTGAAAACTGAATAGCTTGTGCGATTGCACGGTAAACATTGTTTTGTGCCAAAGTCCCGAGAGACAGAGCCCTATTCGCCAAAGGTGGCGGTGGGGCTTTTTTGTTTCTCAAAAATCTTAAAAAAGGAGGAGACAGCTTTTATGAAACCGAGCAGAGATAACAGGTTTGCCACGAACAAGGGCGGCATTATCAAGGCTCCCAAGTCCGTGGGCTCCGATTCGCCAAAGGCTACGGTCGTAAAGGGTAACGATCTTCGGAGCGGGAAAAAGAGCGGCAAAAAGTAATCTATCCCAAAAATTTGAAAGGAGGAACAGACGATCATGGGAAAAGAGCAGAATATCGAGCTCGACGAAGAAAAAAAGGACGGCGTTCAGGGCGAGGAAACTGACGACGAAACCGAAAAGGACGACGAGTTCGAGTATGATGACGACGGGAATATCATTATCCCCGACGTAATCGAGGACGAAGATCAGAACGAGGACGGCGACGATGACGCCGCCGATACCGATGACGACACGGACGACGAGGACGAGGGCGATGACGGCGACGATGACGAGGACAAAGAGCCGAAAGAGCCCGAAGCCAAACCCGAGGGCAAGGACGAGAAAGACGCGCAGATCGAGGCTCTCCAAAAGAAGCTCGAAGCGCAGGGCAAGGAGTACGAAGCCCTGAAAGCTCAAAGCGCGGACACGCTCGCCAAGCTGGGTGTAAAGTCGGACAATGTGTTGGAGGGGCTCGAAAAGGTGGCTGCCGAATCGGACGATATGTCGCTTGACGATTATCGGAAGAAAAAGGCAGAGAGTCAACGTGAGGACGCTGCGAGAAAGCTCTATCAGCAGGCTGAATTTGAAAAGAAAATGCAGTCTGACTTTGCAGAGATACAGCGCGAGTTCCCCGAAACCCGAGGTCTGAAATCTCTCCGCGAGATCGAAAATCTCGCAAAGTTCGGGAGGTTTAGGGACTTGGGACTGTCCCCGAAAGAAGCGTATGCGGCGGCAAACCCCGACAGCGTGCGCAAGA